CCGCCGAAGACCGCATCAATGAACTTGTCGCACAGCGGGAATACTGGAAGGGCCGTTCGGAAGGTACGATCAAGCCTCCTGCAGAACAGACCGTTCAGCCGCCCCAGGTGGCTGCACCAGCCGCAGGACCGCCTGCAAAACCGAAGCCTGAAGATTTCCCCGACTGGGAAGCCTACGAGGACGCCAAGGATACATGGCTTATCGAAATGGGCAAACACCAGGCGGTGCAGGAGCTTCAGGGGAGGATCGCCCAGACGAGCCAAGCCGAGCAAGTCAATAAGGTCATTACGGCGCATCAGGATCGCATGAAGAAAGCAGCCGAAGAAGATCCTGCTATCGCGGAAATCGCCGAAGACCCGACTTTGCCTATGTCAACCGCTATGCGTGCCGTAATCATGATGCGGGAGGAAGGGCCTCAACTGATCCGTTATCTTCACGAAAACAGGGACGAAGCGAAGCGCATTTATAACCTTGCCCCTCTCGTGCAACAGAATGGACAGTGGGTTGAAAAGCCCGGAGGGAACCCCTTTACCGTATTTTTGGAACTTGGAAAAATCATCGGGGCGCTTGAAAATACCCCGACAACCGCAAAACCCAGAAGTAAAGCTCCTGTTCCCCATACCCCCGTTGGTGGAAATAACGGGACGGTGGTTTCCGGCGACCTTTCGGAACTCGCCAAGACCAACCCCGATGAATATATCAAGAGGGTGAGGGCTCAGAAAGCATAAACAAGGAGACCCGATATGCCAAACAAAACACTAACCAGCACAGAGGTAGCAATCAATGCTATCGATGTTCTTCACAACAATGCGAAGTTGATTCAGGTTATCGACAAGCAGTACAACGCCGAGTTCAAGAAAGAAGGCGCCAAGATAGGCTCAACCTTCAACATCAAGCGTCCATGGAGACCTACCGTCAGCAGGCAGTCCGCCCTCGTGGCTCAGTCTTTCCAGGAAGACACTGTGCCGCTCACCTTGCAGTATCAGTATCAGGTGGGCCTTAACTTCACCCAGAACGAACTTGCCCTGTCCGTCCAGAACTTCAGGAAACAGGTTCTCGACCCTGCTCTTCCCGCGATGGCGACCGCCATGGATATCGATGCCCTCGGGCTCGGCTATAACGGTTTCATGCAGATGGGAACGGCGGGAACGCTTCCCGGAACGGCAGGATGGACCGTTGTGGCAAATATCCTTCTCGACTACAGCAGCCCCGACTGGCCTCTCTATGCCGGCGCACTTCTCGACGGCATGTCGGCGCCAAGGGACAAGAGAAGGGAAATCATCGTAAATCAGTGGGCCATGGCGGCTACGGTGAAGGGTCTGTCCGGCCTCTACGAATCCAGTAAACAAATTGCCGAACAGTACATGCAGGGCGTCATGATCCATGCGCTTGACTTTGATTGGGCGATGGACCAGAACATCAATACCCTGCTCACCGGGACACGAAGCGGAACTGTCCTCGTAAATGGTGCTTCACAGGTCGGCTCCAACCTTATCACAAATGGATGGACGGCGGGCTCGGTCCTGAATGCGGGTGAGATTATCATGGTTGCCGGGATTTACCATGTGAACCCCGAAAACCAGAAACCGAACACGGGCTACAACGCCACGTTTGTTGTGACCTCAAACGCTACGGCGGACGGCGGCGGGAACATGACCATTCCTATCTACCCGGCGATCACGCCCGCCGTTTCGGGCTCCGCATACGGCACGGTCAATGCTTCCCCGGCAACGGGCGGGGCGATCACTCTGCTTTCCGGTTCGAGCGCGACATACTACCCGGTCAACCTTGCATTCCACGGCGATGCCTTCACTATGGCGACGGCTGACCTCGTGATGCCTTCGGGCGTTGACTTTGCAGCCCGTGAGTCCTATCAGAACATCTCGATCCTCATTGTCAGGGCTTACGACATCACGAACACTCAGTTCCCGGCAAGGGCTGACGTGCTGGCCGGATATGCTTGCACCAGGCCTGAGCTTATCTGCAGAATTACGGGGTAAGTACTTGCAATTACTGAAGTTTTACGACAAACATAACAAGGAGATCAACCATGTATAAGGTTCTCGACGATTCAAACACTGACGGCACAGTCATCGGACAGTCGCCGTCTTCGCCTATCGGTTTTTACGGTACGCCAGCCGTTCCGCAGAGAAGCGTCCCCATGCAGGCCAATGTTCAGGGCTTCGGAAGCGGCCAACTCGTCACGGCGTACTTCAGTTTCACGCCGGGCGGCATCACCGGAGACACCATCATCGAAGCGTATGCAGCCATTACCCCCACACTCGGCGCGTTCTGCGCCACGGCTGATTTCGTTCTGGCCGTGAACAAGCCAACCTGCACGTCAGGATTGGGCATAGCCGGGGTAAGAATCTCTGCTGCTAACCAGATCGCGGTAAACTTTGCTAACGCGACAGCCTCCCCGATTACTCCCGGACAGGAGCTTTATACGGCGGTCATCGCTCAGGGGCTTCCCGTCATTACGCAGACCATCTCCCCCGCTTACGTTGCGTCTCTTTCGTCCAATGAGCAGATATTTACGATCCAGGGGACAGGCGCTGCGGGTACGGCCATACTCAACCTGGCTGGTCAGGTGGTTGGGATCAATGTGACTGCGGGCGGTTCCAACTATGCTTTTCCTCCTGCCGTCATCCTCGGCGGCGGGCCTCCGCTCGGTGGAGTAGCAACCCCTCAGTCCAGTACCATCATCGGCGGTTCTCCGTTTTCCCCGCTAGTGGCAACGGGTGCGGGTAATGTCGCAGGTACTTTCGTTGGTCTGGACACCCCGGCTGCTACGGGGCAGTATCCTTACGGGTCCGGCGCGACCGGCGTTGCCATTGTCTCCAACGGCGCAGTCGTGGGCGTTGTCATGACGGGCTTCGGGTCAGGCTACAAAATAGCCCCGACAGTCACGTTTGTGGGCGGCAATACCTTCTCCCCGGGCATGATCGCCCATGTGAACAAGCCCAGTGCAACTACGGGCCTTGGTATCGGTAACGTGAGGGTAGTCGGTCCCTATCAGATCGGCATTACCTTCATAAATGACTCCACCGCAGGCATCACTCCGACAGGCGAGGCGTATCGTTTCCTCGTTATGAACGAGCTTCCTGCAGTGAGCAATGTCCTTCAGTACGTCTGGCAGTCCTACACACCTATTATGGGCCTGTTGGGGACTACCGGGTCCAGCCTTGAGCTGCCCGTCACTATTGCGAGCATTCTGGCGAACGATTTTGCAATGGGGGTTTCTAAACCTTCCGCACAAACCGGGTCTGCCATATCGAATGTCAGGGTAGCTGCGGCAAGTCTGTTGAGCATTGGGTTTATGGTTCCGGGTGTTGCGGTAACTATCACGGGCGGAGAGTTCTGGAATGCCGCCATTTGGCGTCAGCAGCCAGCGGCTCCGTCTCAGCAGTATTCTCCGTATCTGGCCTTCACCACGGCAATCACGGCACTCAGCACGTCGGAAATAGCCGTGACTGTCCCCGGTCTTCCGGTCAATACAGTCGTCCAGGTGAATAAACCTACCCTCACGGGTGGCGTGGCTCTTACGGGTGCCAGGGTCAGCGCGGCCAGCATCGTGCAGCTTACCTTCCACAACAACACCGCGACTGCCGTCACCCTGCCCACTGAGTTCTACGGGATAGAGTGCTTTAGCACGCCTATTCCGTCGGCGGGCGTCAATGCCCTTTCGTACCACATCCAGCAGGTCAATCCATCGTACAATGCCCTTTTAGACCTGGGCAATGAAGTCAGGGATGCAAAGGTAGCGTTTGGGGTAATCAAGGGATCGTAGCATCAGGGGGGAGGCAACCCCTCCCCCTTTTTTTTAGGGGAGGATGATCTATGGCAGAAGGGCAGCACAGGAAGAAACCTACTCTTGGATTGGCCCTTATAGCAAAAAACGAAGAAAAGAATGTCGAAGAGTGCATTTCCCGGTGCAGAGGAGCTGATCAGGTGTCCCTCGTGGATACCGGGTCAAAAGATAAAACCGTAGAGCTGGCTCGCGCGTGCGGCGCGGTAGTGTCAGAAGGAGAGTTCAACTGGCCGGACCCGCCCGATACCACGGGTATAGACTTCTCGGCGGCAAGGAACAGGTCTATCGACCTCCTTACAACCGACTGGTTTATGTTCCTTGACCTCGATGAGCGGCTTGATAAAGGACATATATGGAATATCAAAAAGGCCATCGAAACCGTTGATCCGAAAGTAGGAGCTATCCTCGTGACGATGTACAACGAGCACGGGGACTTCTTCTGGCGCGAAAAGGTGATGAAGATGCAGCCTGGCCTGAAATTTGTGGGGCGGGTGCATGAAGGCTTTGCAGACGAAACGATGTGGGGGGAATATGCCCCGAACGTGAAAATCCATTACGAACAGAGACCAAATTCGGAGAGAAACTACTCGATTCTCCGTGAAGAGATAACGGCAAACATAGACGACATGCGCTTGCAGTACCTCATGGGCAGGGAAGAGTTCTGCTGGGGAAATATCCCTAGTGCGGCTTACTGGCTGGAGCGCTACCTTCGGACGTATGAGAAGTCCGGCAAGAGTCAACCTATGAGATCTGCGGATGCTCTCTTTACTCTTTCAATGTGTCATGCTAAAATGAATGAGTTCAAGGTGGCGAAGAAGTATGCCGGCCAGTGTCTCACGGTCAACCCGGATTTCAAGGAGGCGGCACAACTTCTTGCAGACATAGGCGCTTTTGAGAATAACGGCCTTGCACAGCAAAGGTGGCTTGAAATGGCGAAGAGTGCCCAGAATCGAGGACTTTGCTTTCAGAAGAGAAGTTTCCAGGCGGCAGCCTGATGGACATACAGCAATTCTATTTCATGAAGGATCAGTTCCGGCAGAGCCTCAGTATGACCGACCAACGGCACACTATGGCAGAGGATTGGATCGTTATCGATGAGGACAAAGATCATGGAATGGATTGTCAGTATGTCGCGCACACAGCATGGGCTGCCAGGATATTGGCTGCAATGCGTCCGGTAAGACATGTCGATATAGGGTCCTTCCTCTATTTCGCCACCCTTATCTCAGCGTTCATCCCGATGGAGTATTACGATTACCGTCACATGGAGATCACAATGGACGGCCTTACGGTTAGCCATACAGACCTCTTAGCCCTCCCCTTTCCCGATAATAGCATCGAAAGTCTGTCCTGTATGCACGTTGTCGAGCATGTCGGCCTTGGCCGCTACGGTGACGTTCTCGATCCAGATGGAGATTTGAAAGCGATTGGTGAATTGAAACGGGTCCTCTCTCCCGGAGGGACACTGCTTTTTGTGGTGCCGGTGGGAAAGCCAGAGATACGATTCAATGCTCACCGGACCTATTCGCCGGAACAGATATTCTCCTATTTCGAGCCGGTTATGGATCAGTGGCGTTTCGATGAAATTACCCCCGAATGTGGGTGTTTCATTTTCAGGAAGAGGGCACATTGAAGAAAGCTCTAATCACGGGAATTACTGGACAAGACGGTTCTTACCTGACCGAGCTTCTTCTTTCCAAGGGCTACGAGGTCCACGGCCTCATCAGGCGATCAAGCTCGATCAACACCGAGCGGATAGACTCCATGTACGACAACCCTAATCTTTACCGTTACTATGGGGATATGACAGATGCGAATAGCCTGACAGACTTGATTTACAACATTCAACCCGATGAAGTTTATAACCTTGCCGCCATGAGCCATGTGCGTTTGTCCTTCGACATGCCTGTGTATACGGGTAATGTGACGGGACTAGGGACGACTCGGCTTCTTGAGGCAATCCGTAAAAGCGGAATCAAGACGAGATTCTACCAAGCATCGTCTTCGGAGCTTTTCGGAACTGCTCCGCCTCCACAGAACGAAGACACCCCGTTTCAACCCGCTTCTCCCTATGGAATAGCAAAGCTTTACGCTCACTGGACGGCCCGAAATTACCGGGAAGCTTACGGGATGTTCGTGTCCTGCGGAATTCTCTTCAATCACGAGAGCCCACGGCGCGGTGTCACCTTCGTCTCGCGTAAGATCGCACGAGGAGTGGCCGCAATAAAGACCGGGAAGCAGGACGTTATAGAACTTGGCAACCTTGGGGCTTATCGTGACTGGGGTTACGCTCCCGAGTATGTTGAAGCCATGTGGCTTATGCTTCAGCAGGACAAACCGATGGACTTGGTAATAGGAACGGGCGAAAGCCATTCAGTACGTGAATTTATCGACCGGGCGTTTACATATGCTGGTCTCGACTGGAAAGGAAGCATAACATTTAGCGATAAGTATGTCCGACCCGTTGAAGTTGACTACCTAAAGGCGGACGCAAGTAGGGCAAATAAGATTCTGGGTTGGCATCCAGGGACGAGTTTCGATAAACTGGTAGCGCTTATGGTTGCAAGTGAACTGACAGGGGAGGAAGTCCGGGCATGATTGTAAACATCATCTACGCATTCCTCGCGCCAGAAGATGAACGTATGCAACTATTCGGGAGACACCAGATAGTTCATTCCCGCGAACCGATAGCCGGAGCCCACATCTACGCCTATCTTAATTTGAGCGGTTTCAGGGGAAGGGCGGGCAACGTCCCGAATGTCCTTATCCTTGAGGAACCAGAAGTGGTGGAGCCAAACCAGTACAATGCCGCGTGCTGGAAGCTCTTCGATCATGTCTTTACCGCTCACGACTACCTATGCAAAGTAGACCCCGAGCGTTTCACCTACATCCCCACATGGCGTGGGGCATGGGTGTCCATACTCACTGAAGACATGGAGAGGAGAGAGGAGCTTTACCCTATAGCCAGCAGACAGAACGCAATAGTCATGATCGCCGGGAACAAGACTTCACCCGTACCTACGGAGCTGTACAGCATGCGGGTAGAGGCAGCGAAGTGGTGGCATGAGAATTCCGACATGCCTTTCGATGTCTACGGGGTCCCGCCCTTCGATCTCCCGAATTATAAAGGGGCCGTCCAGCCGGGGCCGGAACCTCGCCTTAATATGTTCGCCAAGTACCGCTATGCGCTCTGTTTCGAGAACACCAACCACCCCATCTACTCGAAGGGCTACTGCCAGAAAATCCCCGACTGCCTCGAGGCACGGACAGTGCCTATCTATTACGGATGCGCCAACATTGAGGAGTACATCCCGAGGGAGTGCTTCATTGACTTCAGGGACTTCAACAACTTCTATTCTGTGGATGAGTACATAAGAAAACTGACTGAAAAGCAATATATGGCCTATGTTTCCGCCATTGATACCTTCGTCTGTAACGGAGGGTTAAAGAAGTATTCCTGGGCAGACCTGTACACGAAACTCCTCCATTATTGCCTTGGGCCCACGGACGACTGCATAGATACAAATGGCGAACTCGACGTCATCAAGGGCTTGATCAAAGATGGAGATGTTGTCTTCGATGTAGGAGCCGAGAAGGGGTCCTGGTCGCGTCATGCCATAAACTTCCACAAGAACATCACCCTCTATGCGTTTGAACCCGATGCTCCGCCACGACCCGACTTCATGATGTTCCCTTATGCCCTGTCCGACCGTCCAGGCAGGCAGGCGTACTACGAGACATCTCAAAGCCTTTACAACCTGTGTGAGGACAGAAAAGATGACGAAAAGTCTCATGAAGTGACGGTGACTACCGTTGATTTCTTTTGCCAAGAACACGGGGTAGACCATATCGACTTCATGAAGATAGACGTCGAGGGATCTGAATTAGACGTTATCAAGGGCGCAAAAGATATGATCTCGGAGGGCCGGATAGAAAATATCCAGTTTGAGTACGGAGGGACTTACTTTCGTCGAGGCCATGCGACTCTTCAATGTGTTGTACGGTTCCTCAAATCTTACGGTTACGACCTTTTCAAGATCATGCCTCATAAACTCGTCCCGGTGACAGGTGTCGTTGAAAATTACCTTTACGGGAACTACTTAGCCAAAAAGGGGGAGAACAAGGTAATGAATGAGACCGTCTGCGTCATCTTTAGCAAGGACCGTGCCATGCAGTTGGACGCTACCCTTCGCGGGTTGCTCAGCCGTTGTCTTGATTCCGACGAGATCGATGTGAAGGTCTTGTGGACAGCCTCGGAAGCCAAGTACGAAGCGCAGTACGATGCCCTCATAAAAGCGTACCCTCATGTGAACTGGCTCAGGGAATACGATTTTCAGACTGTTCTCGTCGGGGCCGTCAAGGGGTACGATTATGTCCTATTCCTGACTGACGATACGGTTTTTGCGAAGGACTTCTCCGTTCAGGGTTGTGTGTATGAACTTGCCGACGACCCGGAACTTCTAGTCGTATCCCTACGACTGGGCTGGAACACGACCCACTGTTACATGCTGGACACGGCTCAAACAGCGCCGGAAACATGGAAGTATCCCTGGGCGGATCATGACTTAGACTTTGGATACCCTTTTGATCTCTCATCTTCCATATATCGGGTAGCCGATGTACTCCCGTTGCTTGAAATGCCTGCCTACTCAAACCCGAATACTCTTGAAGCTTTCCTTGATTGGAGCAAAGATCAATTCAAGGATACCAGACCTCTCCTTCTTTTTGACGGCAACTCACGCGCCTTTGCAAACCCGCTTAATAAGGTCCAGACCATCTTTACAGGTAACAAGAGCGGGAGGGATTCAAGATACTCCATAGAACGCCTCGCTGCGCTCTTTGACAAAGGCTACAGGATCGATATCGGCAAGTTTGACGATTATGTCCCGAAGGGGGTTCACGAAGAGGTTGACCTTTCCTACCTCCTCCCGAACGGCACAGCTTATTCAGAGGAAAAACAACCTGAAATATCTCTGTTGATCCCCAATTACAACGGAGATGGTCATATTCAGAAGTGTCTCGACTCGGTAAGACGTACTATCGGGAACCACAGCTATGAAATTATTGTTCTCGACAACGGGTCTACCGATGCAAGCCTTGGTTACTTAAGGGAACAGACGGATATAAGACTTATTGAGTTGAGCGAGAACGTAGGCGTCCCTGCCGCAAGGTCAAGGCTCTTCGGAGAAGCGAAGGGAAAAGACGTTGTTGTTATGGACAATGATGTCATTCTGACAAAAGGTTGGGCCGACAAATGCCTGTATTGGACTAGCGTTATCCCAAACGTCGGCATCATCGGTCCTCGTTCAAATTACGTGTCCGGTCCGCAGCAAATAGATATCCCCGTCACCTATAATGGTGACATAGCGGACCTCGAAGCCTTCGCTGAGAAATGGTCGAATGACCCCGCCCACAAAGGACAGTTGTGGAGCATATCAAGGATGCCATCATTTTTCTGGTTTGTCACGAGGCAATGTCTTGATACCATCGGCGATATAAGGTCGTTCGGGCCATTCGGGTTTGACGATGAAGACTATACAATCAGGTGTTTCCTTTCCGGACTGCAGGTCCTGATAGATAATGGGATGTATATTCACCACACAGGTGGCCCGCAGGGGAGGGGCAACACTACTTACAACCGCCAGATGATAGAGGCATGGGATAAGTTCAAGGAAGCGTGGAACCTCGACAAAGACCTTGTGTATGGGCAAACCGATCATCTCACAAAGATAGTCCAAACCGTGCCGTTCGATAAAGAACGTCACTTCATCCCGTTAAAAAGGGAGGTGAGAACTCATGACTAAAAAGAAGGCTAGCGTGTCAAAGACACAGAGCCACTTCGGCTATGCACCGAAGGCCAAGACAACGGTGAAGTCGAAAGGCAAAAAGAAGTAGCTCATGGGGGATTCATTCCCCCTCTGGAGGATGTATGCCAGTGACAGTCAAGAAGTTAAAGTCAGGACGCTATCGCGTAGCTACCCCTTCCGGAACTAAGGCCAAGTCCACAACGAAGCGAAACGCCATGATCCAGAAGAGCATTATCGAACGGTCTGACAAGAAAAAGAAGGGAGGGCACTAAATATGGTTGTAAACATCGGTCAGGTAAAAATGAAGAAGGAATGGCCCCTATTTCTCTATCACGATAAGCTTGATGGGGTCCGTAGGGTAAACAACGACGCTGAGGAAACCGAAGCCGTCCGGGAAGGCTGGCGGCCCGGCTATCGTCACCAGGCATACCCGAAGATGATGTACCATGTTATCCATGAACCCAAGACGGTCAACAACGAGGATGAAGAACTGGTGCTCAGGGAGAGCGGGTGGGAAGATACCCCTGTTGCCTTCACCGAAACCAAGATACTTCAGGCCAAGATTGCAGAGACCGAATTGACTCTGAAGGAACTGAAGAAAAAGAAATCGGCGGTCGCTGAAGGATCTGCGTAATGGTCGTCCTTGTCGGCGATCTCATCAAGAAGTCGTTCCGCGACATAGGCGCGCTTAAAATGAATGAGGCTCCCGCCGCCTCTGAAATTGCCGATGCTCTGAACGACCTCAATTACATCCTCGACCAGTGGTCCATAGAATCCCTGATGGTACTTGCTTCGATCATGGAGAACTTCCCCCTGACGGCGGGGAAGTATATCTATACCATCGGGTACGGCCAGGACTTCAACACCTCGAAGCCATCGAAGATAGACAACGCTTTCATTCAGGATGCCCTCAATGTCCGTTACCCCTGCGATATAATAGATAAGGGGATCTACGACACCTATGAAGACTCACTGATCTCGACTGCCCGGCCTACCGAGATTATCTATGATCCCGGTCCCACGCAGCAGACATCACAAATGGGCATCATCTACGCCTACCCGATCCCGGATGCCTCCATTGTGTACACGCTTTTCATTGGACAGCAGAAGCCCCTGACGGAATTCTCCGGCCCTACCGACACCGTCATTTTTCAGTCGGCTTATTACATGGCCTTGAGGTACAGCCTTGATGAAGTGTTGTGGCCTCAGTACCGTGATGACGGGAAGCCTTTTCCGCCCCACTTAAAGGGCATGAAAGCGCGAGCAATGGGCAACATCGTAGCCATGAACACCAGACCAGGGACGATGATGGTTGATCTCCCGAAGAAGAGCCGGAACGCCTACGACATATATGTCGGGCCATATTCGGGCAACTATTCATGATCTTTGAGCTCGTAGGCCCCGGCTACATAGGCCGCTCGTCAAACATAGATGCCTCCCGCCTCGTCAATTTTTTCGTAGAGATGAACGCCAAGGGGTCAAAATCTCCTTTCTCCCTAGTTGGGACGCCGGGAACGACACTATGGACCAATGCTGGGGCGTATGTGGTTCGTAAAATGCACGTATTTAACGGGCTTCTCTACGTGGTAGCAGGGACAAACCTCTACTCGGTCAATACCTCCGGCACAGTATCCGCCCCGTTGGCATCGCTCGGGACATCTATCGGCAGGGTAATTATGAAGGACAACGGGCTGGCCGTTGGCGGAGTCGGCGGGAACCAGCTCATGATAGTTGATGGGGTGCTTGGCTACATCTACAACGTCGTCACGTATACATTTACCAGTAGCGCCTTTTTCGCGGGCAGCGGAGGCTATGGAACGTGCGGCTTCCCCTCGACAGGAGTTACTGCCCTCGAATTCGCAGACGGGTATTTTGTTGTAGCCCAAGCCAATTCGATGAATGTCTTCTGTTCCGATCTTTACAACGGCCTGAACTGGAGTACGCTGGCCGTAGCGTCCATCGAAGCGACCCCGGACCCCGTTCAATCAATCTGGTACGAACAGCAGCAGCTCTTCTTTGTAAAGCAAGTGACAACGGAGATTTGGTACAACGCCGGGATAGCTACCGCCCAAGGCTTCCCATTCTCCCGTATGACAGCCGCCGTCATGGACTACGGGACTCCTGCGCCGGCTTCTGTAGCGAGGGGGAACGGCGGGCTTTTTATGCTCGGAGCGCGGCGGGTGAACGACGGACCAAGTTTCATAGGAGCCGTACAGATTTCAAGTGATGCTGTGCAGGTTATCTCCCCTCCCGCCATTACGTTCCAAATGCAGAAATGGACCCCATGGACGGACGCATTCAGCTATTGTTACGAAGCAGACGGCCATAGTTTCTGGGTCGTAACATCCCCTTCAATGAACCAGACCTTTGTTTTTGACTCCACTATCCCCGATCCCATGATGGCGTGGCATGAACGGTCGAGCTACGGGGCAGCCTACATATATCAGACGAACCGCCACCTTAGTAATTGCTACGCCTATTTCAACAATATGCACCTTGTGGGTGATTGGAAAAGCGGGAACATCTATCAGATGACCGATTCTGTGTACCAGGATGATGGCGGCACTCCTATCGTTGCCTTCAGAACCGCTCAAATCCTTGCAGACAAGAAGGGAGAACTTAACAGCATCAGGATCAACCGGCTCATAGTAGATGCTGAAATGGGCGTCGGGGGGAATATAGTATTTTCCTTCTCGGCAGATGGCGGCCATACGTGGTCCGGAGATTACGGGACATCCCTCGGGGCCATCGGAGAGTACGCCAAGAGGGCTGTGTGGAGAAGGGTAGGGCTTTTCCCTTACGGGATGATAGCACGGATAATGATAAGCGATCCATGCAAACGGGTAATTATCGGGGGCTACGTTGACTGATAAGGGCTTTTCTCATCCGGTATTTTCCAGTTATCTCGACTGGTATACCGCCCTTGGACAGTTTGACGATCCATCAAACACGAACTATGGAAAAGTGACTCCGCAGAAACCATACGTCGGAATGAGGGTTTACGCAGATGGTGTTAATTTGAATTTTGGAAGTGGCGCGGGGTTTTACAGGTGGACGGGGACCGTATGGCAGTACATAGGATGAGCATATGATCATCGATAAGCTCAGGCCGAACGAAGTCCCCCTCATCGTTCCACTGGTAAAGGAAATGCTTGTGGAACTCAAGGGAAAGAAAGCACTGAACGAACCATTTTTCGTCAAGATATGGGAGGAAGCCATCGCGACCGGAAAGGGGGTTGTTTTCTTTGCCACCAATGGCGATGGGTATAAGGGTGTTTTTGCCGGTCTGTCCTTCCCGTTGATGCTCACGGGGGAGCTTATGGCGGCCCTTCTTTTTGGATATGTGATTCCTCAGTCCCGGGGCAAGCTCGGGTACAGGATGCTCAAGGCGTTCGACTCGTGGGCCATTGAGAAGGGAGCAACCGTCCTTATCATAGGATGGAACCACCTCATGCCGGAAGAAAATGTAAAGATGTATGAGTCGTTGGGATACGTCCCTAAAGAGACAATGTTCTCCAAGGAGTTATGATATGCCTCTTACAGCAATGTTGGCAGCAGCGGGAGTGAGCGCAGCGGGGTCTGCCTGGATAGGATCGAGTTCGGCCAAGGATGCCGCAAACCAAGCCGCCCTGTCTCAGTACGGCGCCGAATCTATGATGGTGGGCGGTCAACAGTCGGCGGTAGGCGCCCTCGAACCCTATGCGGTAGGGGGAAATAAGCTCTACGACATGCTCCAGTATTACCTCACGGGGAACATGGGGACACAGCCGGTATGGGGGGCACAGCAGCAAGCGGACCTCGATGCGGCAAATGCAAAGGTTTCGGCATGGCAGAGTAGTGGAAGTGCAAAGGCTAAAGAAGCCCATGCCGGTGAATATGCACAGGACGTCCAGACGTTAAACCAACTCACACAGCAGAAACAGCAGGCTGATGCGTATACCCAAGCCCAATCCTCGACGGGGAGCAGTGGGCTTCCTGCCGGATACCTGAGTCAACCATTCAATTTGAATACGGCTATGCAGAGTGGCGGTTCAGGCGGGGGCATGGTTGACCTCTCCATGCAGGAGATAGCCGCACAAAGGGCGGCAAGTGGGGGGTTCGGATCGGGCAACCAGGCGACTGACATCGCTAATTACATTTCCGGCACTTTTCAACCTGAAATGTACGCCGAAGATACCTCGTCAAAGCAGAACCTTTATAATATGCTCACCGGCAACACGGGCGGGGCGGGGCAGAGTGTGGCGACGAATGAAGCCGGTATCTATTCAGGAACCGGAACGGCCCAGTATGCGGCGGGAGCGGGATCGGCTACAGCAGCGGGCACTTTGGGGCAATCCAACGCCTATACAAATGCCCTGACCGGGGTGGGGAACACGGCTACGGGCACGGCGGGCCTCTACTTGAATTACCAGAACCAGCAGGCCATACTGAACGCGCTGAAGCAGAATAGCAACCCCTCTTCCTATTTGACTGGTACGGGGGGGATGTCTTCTGGCGCCGGAACCGGAACCAACTGGTCTGATTACCTGAGCGGTAGTACAGGGTATTTCGGTACAGGAGGGTAGGCTATGGATTGGACGGCACTTCTTCCTCAAGCTAACACGCAGACGCCTAAGACCCTTGCCGACTATTGGCAGCCGAATCAGGGCGAGACCGCTATGAAGATTGCCAGCTTTTTGGACCAGAGGCAGGCTCATGGGATTCAGAATAAAGCGGCTAAGTTGCAATATGACATCAGCGAAGAGAACGTAAATGCGACCAAGGAGCTGTCTCAAATCACCCATCCTAAGCCGGAGAGCTCTGACGATGTTTGGACCTCAGCAGGATACGCCAATCCACAGACCTGGAATTCCTTCACTACAAGACATCCCGTGAAGGCAGGGGAAGAACGGCAGGCTTTTACGAATATGATGTTGGCCCGGTCGATGAAGGGGATGGAATTGCAGGCCGGAATGGGAAAGGCTTTCGTCACAGCGGGAGAACCTGAAGCTGGAATGAATATGTTCAACTCGGCCATGACGGGCGGCGGAGGAATGCCGGGGAGTATTGTTCCGCAGCAACCGGTGAATACTATGGCTCCGGGGACTTCGGCACAGCCTACGGCGGCCCCGGCTCCCGTAGCGGGTGGTCAGCCTATCCCGCAGCAGGTAGACGCCATAAGGAACAGGATCGCGGCAGGGACGAACATAGGAGGCGGGGCACAACCACCGGTGGCGGCCCCCGTACCCGATACGCCAGTTCCTCCCGTTTCAGCTCAACCAGCGGTGGCACCAGGTCAGCCTGAATTTCTATTCCGTACTCAGAAAATCAGGAATGACCTTAATGAAATCTTGAATAACAAAAAAATGCCCTATGAGGACAAAAACGCCGCAATAGGCGGACTTATTTCTCAGGCGGGAACCAACACTAAGCTCCAAGCAATGCTCAGGAATGCACAGGCGAATGTGGCGGCAGGGAAAAGAGAAGAACTGGCTGGGATTCCCGCAAACGTCAGGGCGTTTGAAATGGTTTACAAGGTTGATCCTAAACTCAGGGGGACGCCTCAATACATAAAGGCTTTTGGGCACTATCAGACGGCAGGACAAGAGGCATACGGGGCGCAAAGAATACTGGCCATGCTTTCTACGCCGATGTCTGTTTATAACACGAATACCGGAGACTTCGATCTGAAGTCTAAAGAGGAGATCGTTAAAGCAAACGAGGAAAACAAGAGAAAGGGATTTGGCAGTATGTATGTCGGAGAGGGAGCAGCTAAATTCGTCAAGCCAAGGCTTGCAGCCTTCAATGAGATCCAAACTTCATCGAAGCAGGTTATCGATGCCTTGAACAACTTGAAGGGCGACTTTTCCCAAAAGCAGGTTGCCAAATTCGCCCAAGTTTTGAAGGTGCCGGATGATGGCAGCACTATTAAAAACTTCCTTGCCACCGATATCGCAAAGACGCTCACCCCAGATGAAATAGAGTATGTGACGGCCGTGAAGAACCTTCGTGAAAGCGCCTTTGCTCTTCGAGGTATATCTGGAATGGGTCAAGGATCTGATATGCTGCGAGCAGCGATTGCAGACGTAGTGCCGGGGCCTAGAACGCCGAACAAGGCATACGCTCTAAGTGCCTTGAATAGATTCGATACTCAGGTCAGTGTGTTGAAAGCAGGGGTTCCGGGCCTAGGTGCAGAAAGGAAGGGCGAGCCCACAGGCCCAACCAAGCCCTATGCTACCTATACCCTCCCCAATGGCGAACCGGGGACTATCGACACCAAAGAAGCCCATGATGAAATGAAGAAGAACGGCATTTTACCTAAAGATACAAAAATAGGCGGTGAAACAGGGAAACCAGCGCCTACGACGAAGGGGGATAAAAACCAACTCAGCCTTGGACCGAAAACACCGGGACAGCAACTCACAAATCCCTCGATAGCCAAACAATATCTTGACCGGGCGAAGGGAGACAAGGAAATCGCAAGGGCACTTGCCTCGCAGGATGGGTGGGCCTTCTAATGGCTGACATATTTGATCAGGTATCGGGCGGCGGACAAGCGAAGGGTGATGTGTTTGACCATATAGCCCCTGCCGTAATGTCGCCTCAGCCTAAACAGGGCCGTCTCTCTCGTCTTGGATCGCAACTCTCCCAAAGAGGCTCCAATATCGTTGATCAGTTCGGCAATCTCGCCAATGCTGCATGGACAGGAGAGGGCAGCCTTGTTCGCCCTGCTCTTCGTATAGGTGGCCAGCTTGCCGGGGCAGCGGGAGATGTCGTAGGGGCCGGGACGGGCGCGGCAGTCAATGTGCTAACGCCGCCCACGACACGCGAGAGCTATCATAAGTTAGGCGAATACTGGAAGGCAGGGGTACCAGAGGGTGTCAAAAGTACGGTAAATGTCCTTGCTGAAGGGTATGAAAGAGCCAAAGCAGAACACCCGGAAGAGTTTCAGGATGTCTCTGATATGTTCAATATAGCCACTATGGGGCCGATGGCGGCCGGGTTGAAGCCCATTGCAAAAGAGGCAAGGGCTGTTGCGGGGGATGTGGGCAATCTTCTATCGAGAAAGGGTGGCCCCGACATCCTCGAACAACAAATAAATAGCACCATAGACAGGGGAGTCACCCGCGGAGTGAGGCCATTAAGCAGGGCGGGGGGCAACAGGGTACAAGGCATTGACAGGGCCAGAGAGTCTGGTAGAACACTCGTCAGGGACTGGGTAGAGAACAAGGAAGGCACTACGCTGCATAATGCAGATGGGGATGTAGTGCCGAATAAGGTTCCCCACAACGCTCCTCAGATGGTAGAAGCTGCAAGTCAGAGTCTTTCTCGGAATGTAAGGGGATACCTCGATGCCGTGAAGCGAGTTACGGGGCAGGACGTTTCTACCCCTCTCACGAGGGTAGAACAAACCCTCAAGGATTTTGTAGGTGATGAAGTAAACCAGACCATGTCACCCGGAGCAACTGAATATGCTCGCAACAGAATGAAGGATTTCCAGCTTCTTGATGACAAGGGAAATGTGATAGGAACAAAACAATTCACTCCGTCACAATTTGAGAGAGCATTGCAGGCACAGGGCTCAACCGTTAAGAAGATGGTCAACAATCCCACAATGGATATTGATAAACTCCATGTTGAGGCCAAGATACAGAAGGCTCTCAGGGAAACACAAGACGCCCTCATGGAAAAAGTTGACGGGCCGGAATACCGTACTTTCAAAGACAACTATGCGGCAACCAGGCAACTGGAAGCTGATATCATACAGCGGGCAAGGGTCACAACCCGACAGGGTCCGTACAGTCTTATCGACTTTGCCGACGTGTATTCTCTGCCCGAGATAGTGGGCGGCGTACTCACGGGCAATCCGATGATGGTTGGGAGAGGACTTCTTACTAAAGGTGCTCAGAAGTACATCAAGTGGGCCAATCACCCCGATACGGCTATCAAAAATATGTTTACGACTGTAGACAAGCTCATGGATAGAAAAGCAGCGATAGCTGGGCCGTATGGGTCAAAAAGTCGTACTGGCCAAATGGTAGAAGATGCTCTTGGGATGAGGAACCCGATAGACCTCACTGTCCCCCATACCGAACAGTTAGGCGTTCCTCTTCGAGGTGGGCTCAGAGACGTTACCCCCTCATCGAACCGTGTCCCCGCTATCCTTCAGCAACCCGGGCTGCCAGTGCCTACCGGAATCAGTAGAAATATTTCACCGACAACGAATGCTCTTGCCATGCCTTCCGATGCCTCAATGTTGCTTCGTCATCCTATGGGAGAAATGGGCCTCGTGCCTACCGGAATCAAGCAAAACTATCCTACGGGTGTGGCCGCCGACTCCTTCCGCGGCTATCCCGAAGTTACACCTTCCAGAAATGCACCGATGCCGGGAGAAGGGATTCCTATGGGGCCTTCGCCCTCAGCTCCTACTGCACCCATAAGAACAGGCACACCATTTGCCCCTAGCGAAGGGACTCCGAACGCTGCTTTATTGCAGGAAATCGAGAGAAGAAAAGAGGCTTTCCGTTTCCAGAAGTTGCAGAAAACTCCACCGTTCTTGTGGACTGCTGATGACAAGGCATTCCTTAGCAGATATGCCGAAGGAACAGGGAAACCTACGGGCATTGTGGGGGCAGGACATCCGCAGGGCACAGTTCGGGAACCCATCAAGCCTACGACCCTCACGGAAGGTCAAACTCGACCCACAGAGGCGACAGCGAAGGCTAAAACCATTGTTGACAACATCGTTCAGGGGAAGCCCCGGGTGAAACGGCGTAAGATGGGGAAAGAGGAAGAATGACCCTAAAACCCTCCATCAAGCAGGACGATACCATCACCACGGGCCGTGAAAATGATTCGCACAAGAGCCTTATCTCTGCCAAAAAACTCAAGAACGTGACAGAGGATATGAAAGGATTTTCCCCGGATGGTAAGCTCTTCCTTACCCGCAGGCAGGCCGTAGGATTCCTCAAGATGCACGATAACCCTACATGGCAGAAGATCAAGGATAAGGCCGAGGAAGAAGGACTCCATAGTGGGGATTATCAAGAGGCAAAAGGCATCAAGACTGCCCCTGACGACATCTCCGATATGACTGTCCGGTGCTACGACTTCGGACTCTTCGGGTACATCCTTGAAGAAATGACGGAGTTCAAGAAGAGAGAATATTACTGCCCGTGGGAATCCTCGTTTCCAACGTCCGACAAGGCCATGATCGGGGACGGCGTTAAGGGCATCGAACGCCTGGAATACTTCGAGCCGGGCATCAAAGACGTTGACCTGTTCACCTTCTTCGACTTCTACAAAGGGCCCCTGCAGGAAGACCTGAGAAGCAGGGGGAAATTCGTCTTTGGTAGTGGTTTGGCAGAAATATACGAGATCGACCGGATACTCTTCAAGGAAACCCTCGATAAAGCCGGTCTGCCTGTTATCCCCTGTACCATCATCGAGGGAGGGATAGACGAACTCAGAGAGTGGTGCAAGGAACAGCCGAAGGGGGCCAAGTTGGTCATAAAGTCATCGTGCTATCGCGGAGATTTTGAGACCACCGTGATTGATGGCGTGGACAATACCATCGAGGACTTCCTTTATTTCATGGACAAACTCGCCTATGACCTCGGGGTGAGGAAAGAACAGATCGTCTTCATCTGTGAAAGCATCCTCGACGCCGCCTGCGAGCCTGGATATGACGGGGTTAATTCGGACGGCGTATTCGGCGACTGGGGTATGATAGGGTATGAGAAGAAAGGCGATGCCCTGATCGGAAGGATGTACAAAAATGATGATTTACCTCATATAATCAAGAATGTAAACGACTGCATGGCTCCATTCTTCACCGCAGAAGGGATCAAAAAGGCGTCCGACATGAAGACTATGCCTCTCGCCGGCTACCGGGGCCTCTACTCGATGGAAAGCATCATCACCAAGAAAGGTAAGTGCTTCCCGCTCGATATATGCTGCCGGGCCGGGTCGCCCTCGTCTGAAGTGCTGTGCGGTAAGCTCATCAAGAACTGGAGCCGTGTCGTCTGCGATGTAGCCCGAGGGAAGCCGCCCAAGATAGAGATAGGGGCCAAATATGGGGCTATCCTCAAGTTCCACTCCTCGGCGGGGAAGGATAATTTCGACGTGGAAGTCAAGTATCCGAAAGAAATAGAAGAGTGGGTGAAGATCAGGAACAAATACGGGGACAAGAGCAAGATTTATTCGATTTCCCAGGACAAGGGCGATAACCTTGGGGCTGTCATCGGGATAGGGAATACGATAAAAGAAGCAACAGACCTCTGTCTTGAACGGATAGAGATGGTTCATGCCCAGAGGATCGAATGGTCAAAAACTGCCTTCGATGAACTGATCGAAAAAATAAAGGTCGGGGAAGGACTTGGCGTAAAGCCCTTTCTATAGGAGAACATTATGTCAGTAAGTCTGTGCCCCACACCTCGCTTTAAGGCTTTTTACCCTGGTACGGGGATTCCCCTGGCCGGAGGTTATCTCTACACGGTCCTGCCGGGGACCGCTGTCGTTTTCGGGGCGCCTCCCACCTACCCTATGGCCACCTACACCGATTCAACGGGCGGGACTGCCAACACAGACCCCATAGTCCTCGATTCAAACGGAGAAGCCGATGTGTGGCTTACCGGTTACACAAAACTTGTGCTTTATGACATCAACGGCAACCTTATCTGGTCAAAGGATAATGTTTCGTCAATGCCGAACGTAGTCCCCTCCACCCTTCAGTTCATCGTTCAATCGGTAGCGCCGTTGTATGTAGGCCCAACTCAATTTTCCATGGTGGGGAACTTCCTGTCTATTTTTTCAGTTGGCACGGTTGTACAGGCCACCGTCACGAGCGGGTATATTTACGGGTACGTCTCGGCTGTTTCGATGGGTGGAGGGGTTACGACCGTGACTGTTAATTGGATCTCGACCACCCTTGATTCAAGTGTCTCGGTCGTGGCTTCCGGTATCATTTATCCTCAAGGGTCTGGGAGCGCCATGCCCCTTTACCCCACAGTGCCATTATCGGCTGATACTGTTTTTACCTATGCAAGCCTTTTTCAGACCTATGTCGTGAGCAGCGCACTTGCATTGAGCATCACCCTGACACTGCCTGGAGCTTCTACTGTTCCTCCCGGCTCGTGGCTGAAGATCAAAAATGCCTATACCGGCACGACGTACACAGTCACGATCATTGCGACCGTCGATGGAAAAGTCAACCCGACGCTTGTCCCGTATGATGAGATAACTATTTTTAGCGATGGAACATCATGGTACGGGAAAATATTGACTCTCCCGCAGAACCTCGTCCCAGTGCGGCACACTGTACTGTCTGGCCCCATTACCACTGGCGGCCTGCCTAATTTTCTCCCAGCGACATCCGGCACATTGGTTATAGCAGCACAAAATCTAAGTGCTGCCGTGCCCCTGGTCGTTACGGGAACAAAGTGGACCGCTGGAGGGCTTCCATACGGGGTGTTCGGGACTACCGACCTGGTAGGCTCATTTACGGCTGCTTCATGGACATTGCTGACGGCTTCCGGGCTTAATTATCTCTGGATTGATCCCTTTGACGGGACATGCGGGTCAACGGTACTAGCCCCCGTATATCAGTGGTATGGAACCCCGAGCGTCACCTCAAACCAGTATACCTTCAATATATCCGAAATGAAGATGTATGTGGGCAACGGATCTGCTGCCGTGCCAACCACGAAAGTTTTCGTAGGAGAGGCGACGGCAGGTGCATCGGCAATTACAGGGATTATCCCCTACGCTTATCAGGGGATGTACGATTCAGGAGATATCGCGGTCTCGACAATCTCAGCAAGCCAGGTCATCACTTTTACCCACAATATAGGGGTGATGCCTCTCTTTTCCACGCTGGATTTCGTCAATGTAACGGGGGAGCTTGGCTATACGACGGGGATGAGAACGCAGTGGATACGCAATGTCAACAACCCTTCCGGGGTAACCGTCCCCATAACCCTTGACCATTTGAACCGGAATAGTATTCAGTACCAAACGGGGGGCGGGGCGTTGGGCGCATTATCCTATTCAACATGGCAGTACGGAGCCGTAACGGCGGCATACTGGTTGCAACGGGTCGTTGCAAGGAGAGGGTGGTAAATGAAAAAGTTGTGGACACTATCGATTGCGGCATTACTGATCATGGTTCTTGCCAGCAGTTCTTTTTCTCAGTCCCCGCCTTGTTTTTGGAACGGGACTTCGTGGGTATGTTCGGGTAATGCCTTGCCTTATCCATTACAAACACTGACTGAGGATACTGCGCCTTCCGCCACTGACATTGTAGTGACGGTAAAGAACCCCTTGACTGTGCCGATGAACAGAAAAATACAGTTGGGCAATTTATGGCCAGGGTTGGCTGGAATGGTGAATAGCGGGATGTACGCTACCCTTACATCGGCCCATGCCGCCGCTGTCGCAGCCGGGAAGGGGTTATATATAACTTCTTCCCTTACCTTCACTGGAAGTCTTACCAGCACTGTCCCCATTATGGTTGCACCTGGCTCAGGGAGAATTACACAAACCGGAACTGGACTATTAACTTTTGACGCTTCATTCAATGCCGGGCTTTGTCAAGTCTTCTACGGCTTCTCTTCCGGCCAAGTTCGTGGACTTACCTATGCCACACCAACTATGTTTGGGGCCATTGCTGGTCTAAACTATTCTACGTTGGTAGGAACAGATAACAGTACCGCGTTTCAATGTGCCATAGCCTCGGTTTTGACTACCGGGACTGGAGGAAGCGTTTATGTTCCCGCCGGTGGATACTATTTAGCCTCACAAGTTTTAATTACTAATGGAGTTTGGGAGGGATTCAACTTTTATGGAGCAGGAGAAGGAGCAACAGTTCTCGCCGGTAGTCATTTGATAACTGGTGGCATTATTAAAATGGCCTCTAATGGGGCTACCATTAGCGACATGGAGATAATACAAGGTGATGTATCAAGTGGAATGGGTGCCGCCACTATTGCCTTAGAGATCGCCCCAGGCTCTAACGGGGTATCCATCCACAATCTGTGGTTAAGTTCTTGCACGGCAGGGTTAAAGATCGGCGCTGCTTCTGCAAACATCCGTGTTCATAACATCCAGGCAGAACACAACCTGTACGACTATTGGATAGATCGGGCCAACATGATTCAATTATCCCTCATCCAATCCTACAGGGCTGTCTATGCCGGGCTTTACATCACAGGGACCTACGCGGGTATGGAAAAAGGAGCCATCACTGTTAGTGATCCCGTTTTCGTTGAGTCCCCTTGGGCTGGGGGTGGCACTCCCGCTATCAGCGCGGCAATCCATATTGACTCTTACATCCCGGTTATCCTGAATGCTCCTCAGATTTCTCATACAAACATCCCTGGGGCGGTTATCTGGGAAGGAATACACATCGTAAGTGGAAATGTCTTAGTCAATAACCCCTCCATAACGAAAACAGCGACTCGTGGCATTGGCATCCTTGCAGGTTCTCTTACCGTCATGGGTGGGCGGATAGAACAAGTTGGGTATCTGGATCAGACAGGACCATGGATTACTCAGGGAATATACGCCGCGCCGGGGACTTCGCTCACGGTCATGGGCACCTACATCAACAGTGAAGGGTATGGGATATACTCTCAGGCGAAGTACAGCAAGATACAAGGCGTCACCTTTAATGATTGCAGTAACGGAGGGCAGACCGGGACTGTCAATGCAACAACGGGCAACAAGACTCTGGTACTCGATCCCCAGACAACAGACACGTACGCAGAGGTAATTGGAAACCACTTCTCTAATGATACCAGTGCTGCGACTGGAAAGACTGCATTCTATCTTTTTTCATCGGCTGTCCCTGCGGCAGGCAACCTCAAAATCATTGGAAACAACGCAACCCTTAACTCATTCGCTACGAAATTTGCAACCGGCCTAACCAACGCTCAACTGCTGACCTATGACATCACAAGAAATACTGGATTACTGAAGACGACAGCCCATGGCTCAAACGTGATAGCTGCAGCTGCGACATCAGTTGTTATTGCTCATGGCTTGGATGTCACACCTCTTGCAGAAAACATAACAATTACGGGCACCAATACAACTACCGCTCCTATTGGGGCTGTATGGGTAGACACGATAGGCGCAACATATTTTACTGTCCACTGTACCGCCGTTCCAGGAGTAACTACATGGACTTTTGGATGGAAAATTGAAACTAATTAGAGGTAACTTATATTATCATGTCGGGAATGGGGTGACTGAGACTGAGGCATTTTCAAGGGATGGAGGAGCAACAAAACTTACCTTTGCTGCGTGGGTAGCTCTTGGTTATGATACCCACAGCCGATATGGTAATCCTCTCTTCTATAATGCAGTAGGAGGAGATTTCAGGACTATGATAGGCTCTCCGGCAAGAGGTGGGGCAGACGTGGCTGTGTTCGCCGGAGCTACACCTATTTACGATTACTCAGGCAAAGTGCTTATCTGGAATGGCTCGGAATTAGTGACTATACCTGACATGGGGGCGTATCAGTCTCAGCCACAAATGGGAATGGGGATGGGGATGTAACCTTGAGCGGACCGCACACTGACACTGGAAAGGGGTAGACACTATGATGGACATGCCTGAAGCTCTCTTGCTTTCAATTCCTCTCAGCACATTTATCGTCACCACCGGGGCTGTCGTTATTAAGCGTCTGGGAAGCGACACGAAAAGAACTGATCTCGCACTGAATAGACCTTTAGCTCCACCAGCCGTGTGCCAGGGCCATTGCTATGACCATGAGGGGGTGATGGAGAAAAATTCAGGACTGGCAGCGAAGATAGAAGAACTGAAAACAGGTCAGAAGGAAAGCAGGGCCGAACTATTGAAGAAGTCAGATGATTTGTGGTCTGAGGTGAAGATCATCCAGGGTGATGTAAAGACTCTGTTGAGGCAAAAGACAGGGGGTTGAAGGTGAAGGATGACGTCCGATCTACTTAAGCGCCAACTGATTTACCACGTCGATGAGGAACGGCAACTCACCTGTGAAGAGGGCGAGCGTATGGTGGCATATCTTGACACTAAGGGGATTCTCAGCGTGGGCGTGGGCCATAATTGCGAGGCGTCTCCATGTTACTTCATTATCGGCAGGCCTATCTCCAAGGTAGGAGACACCATCACTCGGGCGGAAGAGACACGACTGCTTGAGGACGACATTGATGTGGCAGAGCGTGCCTGCTCCCACATCGATTGCTATGCAGGCCTCAGCGAAAACCGACAGCACGTTCTTCTGGACATGGTCTTTAACATGGGAGTGGGCAAGGTGCTCCAGTTCAAGCACATGTTGGCATCCCTCCGCGCCGGACTCTATCGCGAGGCGGCTGCCCACTTGCTTGACTCTGAGTATGCACGAGAGGTAAAATCAAGAGCTATACGTCTCGCTGTTATGCTGCGGGACGATCTATCATTCAAAGATGCCTTAAGGGTAGTCCCATAAAAAAGGAGGACGTTATGGCAGTAAGAGCAAAGTTCACAGTCAGTTCAGTCACAAAATATGTGGGAGAGGGTGCAACGGCGAAGTTCAACTGCACCTACGACAAGTCCATTCCGGAAGACCAGAGATTCTGTGCAGCCACACCAAGTGGTAGCATGGAAATGTTTATTACCAATCCAGCGGTATTGCAGCAGTTTTTCCCTGGCAGGGCGTTTTATGTGGACTTCACACCAGTAGAATAAAAGGAGGACGTTATGGCTTTCAGTTTCATGTCTATTTTCAGTGGACTTTCAAAGTTGGCAGCTATCTTCGCACAGTTCGATCCGGACCCTGTAACCAAACTCATCGCCTCGGCAATCCCTATCGCCTACAACTTAGCACAGGAGATTGAAGACCCCGCCACGGCACAGGTGTCCTTTGAGCAGAACGTTCAAATGGCGGCTATCGTGGCGAGCCAGAGCTTAACAGGCGGTGCGGCCAATACCTATGCCACGGTGATTGCACCGAAGATGCCGGAGATCACGGCTGCCATGAAGGAGATCGACACGGCTGTAGTTGCGGCATTTAAGTCAGACCCCAATCAGGACATCAACCGGTCGGGGCTGTAGGAGGGCACATGGATACCAAACTCACTGAAACCTACGCGGCTCTCTTTGTCCTGTTGGCTATCTGCTGTCTCGCGGCAGGGACAGGCGCAGGGAAGGATGTATTCTTGCCTGTGTGTACGGGAATCCTTGGATGGTTGACGAAGGCGGCAACTGACGGGAAGTAGCACTCAGGGGTCATCGGAAGGTGGCCCCTTTACTTCTCTCCATGTCCTATACTCTTCATCCACTCTTGATACCCTTCATCACCTATCGCTTCACAGATAGCATGTAGCAACGCTTCTGATAACTGATTCGATCCTACATTAGGGTCGTCAAGGTGCCATTTCCTGTAGGCCAACTGCACGGCCTTGAGTAGCTTTAGTTCCCTCTTCGTCCTTGCCTCGGTAAATTGAGACCATTCAAGGTAGAGTTGGTCAAGTGTTTCTGTTTGTATCATTTCTTCCTCCTTACTTTTCAATCCTCATCGACAAGTTCATACGTAGCTTCAAAGATGTCGGGCTTGCAGGGGTAGTATTCTCCCTTGATGCCAGTGATAATCCAATCGTTAGGGCAGACAATGTGGCCACCTTCAAGAGTATCAATCCAGCCGTGATAGTGCATTTGCTGTCCGCATTTTTCACAGGACCGGCTACCTTCTACTTCAGGATGCCGGAAATAACGAACAACTTGCCCTTCAGACAAAACATCATCCAAGGTTTCTCCCTCTTCCATTGGGCGGTACGGTTGGGAGTTATCCCGTGGATGGTCTCCATTTTTAAACCATTGTGTCGCCTCAACTTCTATTGGTTTCTTCCTATACTTCATAACGTATCCTCCTTTTCTATCCTCGTCTCAAGAAAATCTGCCAGCCGCTGTGCGAACTGAGGGCCGATGAGTTCAATCTTCATTGCCTGCCAAAAGTATACGATGTGTTGTGCACTTATGAACTCTTCCCATGTCCACCCTCCCTTCACCTTCCCCTTGAACGTGTCTACGTCCTGAGAGTGATCTCCATCCTTGGCCCAGGTCCAGAGAGGTAAGAAAAGTTCCTCTGAATCGAAAGCTGGTAATTTCCCTGCACCCACAGTAGTCTTCCACACACTATAACGATTTCTCCGAATCCAATCACCCATTGCCTCTACCAACAGCCGGTCGCGTTCTGGGGGGTTCATGTTCTTTGCCTCCTTATCCCTTTCAACAGCTTCCCGATATCCCCGTACTGGTCCTCGTGTTCTGCCACTTCAACGATGTCTTGTAGTATTGACATCGCCTCGGAATAGGTGAGGGGCTTCCACACTTTATCTGTTGGCTTTGGACAGGTAGGACACATAAACGACAAATCACAATCAGCGATGTTACTGTCATCACAAGGTTGACAATCATATACCCTTTCCAGCGGTGAATCGTCACTCTCGTGATGCCAGCCCAAATCACGCATTGCCCTTGCAAACAGTAGATTGTATTCCTCTGTTGACATCTTAGAAGTATCTGCTATTAAATCCTCCATTGATTTCGTGGCGTTGTCCATCTCTAATCCTCCAGGACGTCTTTGATGGTTTGGGGCCGGTAAACAAGGTTGTTTATGTCCCCATTCTTTTCCCAGGCTATCCGATCTATTATGGTCCGTCCCGTCTCCGTCGCCAAGAGAGCATCAACAATCTCCCGGCATGGAATCCCATTCATAAGGCCCTCATGGGTGATGCGTTCCCACTGTTCCCTCAACCTTTCAATGTCCATCTCTAATCCTCCGTGATGAGTACGGCAATTTATAAGGGCAGGGGCCGCATGGCCCTTCAATCAGGCTGTCTCCGGTCGCGGCGTAGTTTCAAGAGTGACACTCTCACCTTCGCGTTGTCCATGGTCGCTAAGGCCGCTTAGCACGCCTTCAAGCATACGGTCCTGCCCTTTTTCCTCAAATTCAGCACAACAAGTTATGTCCATGTTCGTCATCGGCTTCCCGTGAAGCAAACAGTAGTGCCGTCCTTCTTGGCTATCGCAATCATCACAAGTGGGGGCAGGGGCCGGACATTCGACCCCTGTCGTTGCTGACCTTTCGTGTCTGACGGGCAGCCTGTTCCGCTTTGTACCGGCCTCATGAATGTCCATTTCCGGCTTTGGGTTTTCTTGTAAGGGGGCAGGTCCGGTCGCACCCTCCTGCGCTTTGCCAGTGCCTTCATGCTCCAGGTTCGCGCTCTGGTGCGGGGCTGCGCTCGATGCCGCATTACCGTGGCAGGGTATACTGCCATTAGGCCGTTTCCGGTCCTGCCCTTTATCTATCGCCATGTTCCGCCCTTGAATAAGCACGGATATGTCCAATCGGCGTGCTTACCTTTGTAGTTTCTATGCTTATCTTGCCGGTCCTGCATGTTGTCTTGATGAGTTCCAAGAAAAAGATGGAGCGGGTTAATACATGCGGGCGTGTCACAATGGTGGAGAACCCACAACCCATCCAGAATAGGCCCGTTGTATAATTCCCAGACAACCCGATGCACATTTAATGTTTTCCTCATAAACCTTGTTTGGGCATAACCTTGATAAGAGGTACATCCTGTCCATAAGACACAGCCGGTGTCCGGGATTGCCATACTGTTCTCTTCAATTCTTTGTTGGATAGATTTGCTATTGAAATATTTATATTGGCCTCTCTTATGCTTCAACTTCACAACGCGAGACTTATCTTCTATGATGTATCCCGCGCCTTTAAGCCTCTTGTATACACTTGCGTTGTGAATCCCCACTATTTTGGCGATATCTCTACCAGACAACCCTTCTTTGTGCATTTTAATAAGTGTTTCAGTCTTTATTTCTGGGTGAAAGCGGGCTTGATTTTCCATAAATGCGTTCAATCTCCTTTTCATAATAGCGCTCTATAGCTTCTGCCGCATCCCTCAGCAACCTGTCATGCACACTCGGTGTCTGGAGGGTGATCTTGAGGATGCGGAGGATGTGGTCAAGGTCGGTCACTTCTTCCTCTCCTCACACGCACAATGCCCCTTGTCAATGCAGTCCGTAGCCGTGCCGTCATCGCCTTTGATGGGATAGGGGCAGGGGCCATCGTCGGTATCCTCATCTACTCCCGCAAATCTGGGGTCATCCTGGTTGAGCAATAGCCATTGTGCGTCAGGAGGCAACGGGAACCGAGCCTGAGTGTATTCTATCCAAGGACGAACTACATCAGGGGTAGCTACAGACATCCACTTCTGGGTTTTAAACTTTGTGCGTCCATCCTTGAATTGCCAGTGTAATTGCCAGATCATCTTTCCTCCTTCATGCGTAATTTGTTACACGTCTTGTGCATCACCCTCATGTGGCCGTCTACCTCGACTTCTACGTGATAATTGGCCCTGAGTCTCCTGGAACACCACCAACAAAACCGGACGCGGGGCTTGATAGGGATGCGGACAATGGCGGCCTGGTCGGTCAAAACCTTACCTCCGTTTCCTATGCGTGAAAAGAGAAGGGTGATAGTCTTCTCCGTACACTAACTCTCGGGCTTCTTTATATATTTCTCTATACAACTCTTTTGTTGCCGCCTTCATAAGGCCATAATTGGGGCCAAGTCTATCTACCAATTTCTTTTCGACGAGAGCATCTACCTCGTCACTGCGGCCTTGGACATCCTCAAACGCCTTGTATTCTGTCTCTATTCTTGTGTCTAATTCAAACAAGCGGTCCATTAATTCTTCCTGGGTTCTGCTTGTACTAAGGATGAATCCTATTTTTTCGCAGTCCTTATTATTCATTTCTTCCCCTCATCACACGCACAATGCCCCTTGTCAATGCAGTCCTGGGCTGTTCCGTCATCGCCTTTTATGGGGTAGGGACAGCCTCTCGTGAAGTATTCCGATTCTTCGCTGACCATTAGCCACTGAACGCCTTCAGGGAGAGGAAAGGATATTCTTGCGGCATCTATCCACAATGTGACTTCCTTGGGCATGTCGTCGCCTTCCGCAAACTCATGCTGGCTCTTAAACTCTGTATGCCCATCCTTGTATTGCCAGTGTAATTGCCAAATCATGGCTCACTCCTCCTCCGCTTCTTCAATAATCTCCTTAACTGTTGGCATGGGTTGCTTCCTCAAATGCCGTACATACCGGCGTGTCGAGACAGTAGCGCCACTCCTGCGGAAAATCCTCATCGTTGGTGTTGGTGTAATAGGTCCGCGCAAGGATTTTACACCCATTCTCAAAGTCGTCATCCTGCCATGCGGCCCGGTCCTTCTCGCAACGACAACACCAGTCGCCCTGGAAGTAGTCACCCTCATCTCCGTTAGCTGGTTGGTAGAGTTTAGGCATAGGTTACCTCTGTCACGTGGGCAGCATTGAGGCGAGTAACAAGCTTATCTCCTTCGTAGACCTCGAACCACGGAAGGTCAGCAAACATGCCCGGTGCAGGCATCTTGTCAGAAACTTTTATCCAATCCATGGTTTCACCCCACGCGCCTTGTTTTTAACCCGGTAGGCGCCGAACCGGGATACCATTGAAAAAGGGCCTTTTCCACAGAGCCCGTTGAGAGCCTATTTCCATTTCCACCATCCATGAAAGGCCAGTCCAAGGAATACCGTGTTCTGCATGGCCTCCACTGGCAGACCGTGACTGTAATTGATAACCCCCCATGCGGCGTTTGTGACCATCCAAAGGTAGAAGCATCCACGGCGCTTGTGATTGTTGAGGTAGACACCAAGGACGGCCATGGAGGACAGAACGAAGTGATACCAGGGCCAGGTCATAGAGTGGCCTCGAAGAGTGTCCCGGCATTCCGTTCTTTCAGGGCCAATTCAAGGTTTTTCAGGGCTGTCTGGTAGTACGCCTTCTTCAATTCGATACCTACAAACCTCCTGCCAAGTTTCAAAGCCTGATACCCCTCTGACCCTATCCCGGCGAAAGGAGACAGGACGGTATCGCCTGCATTACTCCAAAGCCGGATACACCGCTCTATCGTGCCAAGCTGTAAGGGGCATATATGCCGCTCATCTTTGTCGGTACGGGCCTCAGTGAAGTTCAAGGTGTCTGTCTCTCGGATTCCATACCAAATAGGCCTTGCGAACTCGATCCATTCATCATTTGTAAGGTCTGGAAGGATAGCGCTTTCGTTGTCTCCTGGTGCCCTGAATACCAGAATGTAATCGGCAAGGGCGGGACGTAGCCATGAGGCATCCCGCTTCAACTGAGCGAACAACAAACCCTTGCTATGTGTCCTGATGGCCTGGGCTTGGGGGTCTTTGTCGATGCAACACTCGCCCTGATAAATCCATCCGTGGTCCTCGTAAGCCATGATGGTTTTGCCTCTGAAATCTTTCATCCCGATATACCCGTCACGGACAAGCATGGCAGGGACTTGGGCAACATGGACGCAACACAACCGTCCCGGCTTGGTGACGCGCTTCAACTCGTCCATGATAAACCCGAAGTGACCGAAAAACTCTTCTTCTCCCCGACTATTTCCTACGTCGTGCTCAGTGGGGGAATAGGTGTACAGCGACATGAACGGCGGCGAAAACACCGATAATCCGATGGAGTTATTCCGTATTTCCTTCATCCTCTCCACGGAATCACCGAGCATCATCGTGTATTCATCGTGCTTAACGGTCTCCGTCTCGTAGATAAACTCCATGCCCAGTTCTTCAATCTCCGCCTTCTCGTACTGTTTAACGTGTTCGATCAATCGGTCTCCCATCTTCCGGGCCTCCCTTTCCTTGTTTTGAACATTCCTGAAAATATCCCGCTCCATTTCAGACAGGACGATAAAGACCCTTACGGGCTTGGTCTGTCCGAATCGATAACAGCGTCTGATGCACTGATAATAGGCCTCGTAGGAATCAGACAGCCCGAGAAATACCATGTTATGGCACATTTGCATATTCAGGCCATGCCCGGCTATTTTTGGTTTTGAAATGAGCGTCCTTATCATTCCATCTTGAAACCCTTCAATCCCTGCTATCTTTGCCTCAATCGACATGGACCCCTTAATGTTGACTGAATCCGACAGAAGCCGCGCTATTCCATCGGCCTCATCGTTCAATCCGCACCATATAATCCATTGTTCCCCGTCACCGTTGACGAGAGACGCGGCCAAAGTCATCCGGTCATGCACGGTCGCCTTCCGTACCGCAGACCTGTCAGTTATGCCCTTCAAGCCAGTAAAGAATAACTGACCATCCGGGGCCACAGTCGTATCGACAAACACCGGCTCAATCGTAAGAGGCGGTAAAATGTACCCATCGTCATCGTATCCGAGGTCTGACGGTTTTCTGATCGACATGCCCCACGATGCCATCCATCGGTAGAACGGTTCTTCAGCATGGCCTTTAAGCCGCCACCCTTCATCGTCATGGACAAAGAAGGTTGCAAGCATATCTACCCGCGACATAATACCCAAAAACTCCGCATGGTTGGCAATCTCAGCTATGTCATTCGGGGCCGGGGTAGCCGTACAGCATAGACGATAAGGGGTCTCCGCGAACATTTCTATCATTTTGGCTTTTATCTTCCCTGCTATTGATTTCAAAATGGATGATTCATCAAGGACCACGGCATCGAAGGCTGAGGGGTCAAACGCTTCTATCATTTCATAGTTGGTGATATTCAGGCCGTCCGTGGTTTGCGCCTGGGAACGGCAGTAATTGACCGTGATGCCTATCTTTTGCGCTTCCTTGACTGTCTGCCTTGCCACGGAGAGAGGGGCGACTATGAAGGCCTTCTTGGCCATGAGCCGTGCCCATTCAAGTTGCATGAAGGTCTTGCCAAGGCCGGTATCTGCAAAAATGGCAGACTTGCCTTTCTTGCAGGCCCATCTAACAAGGTCACGCTGAAAGGGAAATAGCATCTGATGGATGTCGGAATCATAAACCGATATGCCCGATGATCCTACAATGAGACGCTTAGAGGTGAGAAAATCCTTATAGTTCATCTTCCCCTCTCGTCGGCATCTCGTAAATCGGATAAAATGTCAGCCATCTTTTCACCCCTCCCGGTATGCTTGTTCTCGGGTAGTCATTCCCGCCGCCTTCGCTCCCCGTTTGATTCTCTTCAGTTCATCCCGAAGCTGTTCAAGCGTTATCTCTCCGTTTTTCATGCGGTCCAGCAATGCCATGCGTACCTCAAGGCTATCCGCAATCTGGCCGGTAGCTTCTGCCGTTTTAATCGCAGCCTGCTTTCGCCTTATGGACGAGAACCGATCACCCTTACCCATCTTTTCACCATGGGCGGTTTTGGTAGCCCGGTGGGGCCGAACCGGGTACAGCCTTATTATTGAGGGTCTTAACCCTCGTTACGGGCTTTTGCGTTCAATCCTATGTTTGTATTGATGCCGAATTTGCCCCACTGGACCACGAAACCGAGGCACTTCCAGACAACATCCTTGATCCTCTTGAGGGCCAGTTCTGACCCAATAATGGAGTCGTAATTCTTTGGGTCAACACAGGAGCTTACCCCGTACTCCATGAAGCCAGAAGCCAGTTTGCACTGGACTACGGTTGTCTTCCCGTCATCCTCAGCCCTCGCAACGTACTCCTTGCCCGTGAACAGGTCCACCATGGCCTGAGTGACGGAGTTATCGTTACCATCACCCATGGGAAGATAAGCCGATTCAAAAACGTCCTTTGGAGACCACGAGGTATAGCCATCGGGATACTTGACGGCATACCCTTCTTTACCATCCTTCACTTCCGACCAGGCAAACACGATCTTTACTCCTACATAATACTGTGACATAACGTCCTCCTTTTTATGCCCCTTGGTGAGGCTGATTCTCCAGATCCTTGCACTTCTGGTCCGCCGGCAACTTGCAGCCCATGAAGAGGCCGCTTACCCATGTGGCGGTATCGCAGGACTCGCACCGGGAGCCGAGGGCGGGTTGTTCGATCCCGTTGGTAGGGTCATCCGCGGGGAACAGGATATAGGGCTTCTTGTGGCCTTTCTTCGGGGCAGAATCCGGAAGTGTCGAATTACCATCAGCCGGCAATTCCTGTAAAAGCTCGGATGTGATGTGTTTCAAGTGGGCCTCCTTTATCTTGATCCGCTCCTAACCCCTGTCTCTGGATACGCTTCCACACCACTTATGCTCGTGGCTCCCTTCATGGCCCGGACTACGCCCCCTATCTTGATCTCATCAACCTTGAGGTATCCACGGGGTACTTTAAGTTCGTCCACGATGCGGAACTTCCACGTGGTGACCATCGACACGCCGGATACTGTCGGTGTCTGCTTCTCTACCACCACGGGGGGAACATAGACAGGAGCCTGTATAATCTCTTCAGCTTCCTCATGGTTGCCTTCTGCCTCGGCTGATAGGGCTTCGGCCATGCGCCTATCCTCTTCCTCTTTCCGGGCAATCTTCCACAAGCGGCCATCTTCGGCCTTCCTCTTGCGCTCCTGTTCTACGGCATAGGCAAAGATAGCAGGCTTCAGGTAATTCTCTGCTTCCACCAAGGGGGCATCGGCCTTCTTCTTCTTATCAATAGCGATCTTGTGGGCCTGGTGCGCGGCCTCGATAATCGGGTCAAAAGTAGCGTCAATCTCCTTGCGGATACCCTTGATAACCTTCAACGTCTCCCCGGCCTGGACATAGGTCACGGCGTCCACGATCTTGATAGCCTTGGCTTGTTCAGGGATTGCTAGCGCTTTCGATTCTACCTCTTGCGTCTCGATCAACTGCAATGCTGCTTCACTCATGTCGCTCCTCCTTTGTGTAGCCGTAAGAAATGGCCCAATCGTCAAGGTCTTTTTCCGAGAAAACCTCTTCCGGGCTTAGATTGCCGCTTATCCAGTCAACGGCGTCCTCTAGGACATCGGGCATAATTGATAATGCGAAGTCCCTATCCTGTTGTGCGGATGCTATGAACCTACTCATGTCTTCCTCCATTCTTGAGATTATTTGCTTTCCACTTGTGAACCGTCACCAACGCCTGCGCAACGCCTATGTCGCTCCGGTCCCGATATTCTTCTGGCATCGAATACGTCCCGTTCTCCCTCAATTCCAACCCGTACCGCTTCACCCTCGTATACTCAGGGTGGACCTCTTGCAGACCTATCTGACACAGGGCCGTCTGTAGCCTCACCCATGGCTGCACGGACCACGTCTTGTCCTCAACGATACTTATTACTGAATCATTGGGAAAGTAGCCCACATCGTCAGGGATGGCCGCAAAGCCCCATATCAGGGACCAGACCGGCTCCTCACAGTGGACGACCTTGAACCGGGATTCCTCAAGCCATTTGATATATGCCCTCAAGTAGCCTTCGATCTGTAGGTCTACGCTATCCCAGTCAAGGTCATTCATATTGTAAAGTTGCTTGGCCCGGTGAAAGGCGGTTCCCTTGTCTCGGCCCCAAGTGGTAAACCATCGGTCATCGACGAAATTCTCATCATGTAGGAGCGTGGTGGCGCCTGGGACGATGTGACCATTCAGGCGGTGAATGTGTCCTTCTGGGTCGAAGGAGTAGGGGCTATTCACCTTTCGGGGCCTCCATCTTCGTCATAGTGTCAATCAGGCTTATGGCCTGGGCCACGGTCAAATCCTTCATGCTCTCAAGGGCTGGGAGTCCAAGGGCATCACAGACCCATTTATGCTTGTCGGCCTCGGCCACCTTCAGGCGGGAAAACTCGACTTGAATCTTCCTCATCTGGGCTTCAGAGAGGCGGGTAGAATTGCCATCGGTGCTGGACTTCGCCTTCGGCTGCTGGACAGGTGGCTTTTCTGGCTTCCCGTTCCCCATGCCATCAACAAACTCTTCCGGCATGTCCTCCAAATCCTGATCGAACACGTCAGAGGCGGCGGTTGCCGTGAGGGTCATGTCAATTTGAGCCCTCTTCTTTGCCATCTTTAGAATGGTATTTGCGACATCCGATGGGACCATGCGGACCTGCTTAATCTGATACGGAGTTGTCCCCTTCTTCCACACCTGCCGCTTACGATCATCGGGAGTCTCGTTGAACTCCTGGTCGCACACGGGGCGCCTCCACTTGTATTTCTCTTCATTGCTGGAACATTCCCCTATACCAACACCGACGAGGGTCCCGTCGGGGGTGATCCCGTGGACCTTGACGCGGTATCTGATCTCATCATTCGTCGAAAGGTCCTCTATCTCCTTTGGATAGGCCGCAATATGAAAGGTAGCCAATATCTTCTCAGAGCCGGGCTTGTAAAGGGTAGGCTTAGGCGTGCCAGGGATGGTGCCGTAGTGGACATCCCTGGTCATCACGGCCGCCATGACCTCTTGAATGATATGTACCTGTGCTTTGATCTCTGCCGCCGTAAACGGCTTCCTGTAAGGCTCTACGTTCTCCATCTTCTCCTCCTTAGTCGTTACCTAAACTGTGACCGCATTTGCAGTCATACGCGGTATTCCATCGGTGACAGTACGGGCAATTCCACTGTCCCAAGGTGTCCCTCTTCTCCTTCTGCCTCTCTACCCTGTCTTGCCAGTCTACCTCGTCGCTGTCGCCCTTCTGGGTCGTTTTCTCCTCACGCTTAAGGGTAAGTGTAGGGGTGT